CTCGTGATTCTAATACTCGTCTTGAAAATTGTTCCCGAGCCTCAATGTATGAACATTCAGACTTGCTTTTGCAATAGTAAAGTATTTCTCTGGTGAAGTTTTCGGTGCCTAGTGTGATTACATCTGCGGTCAATTCTGGGCTTGACCCATAGTACTCTCTCCAATCACTGTCGATCTTGGAGCGTATCTTCTTCCGCTTTTTGTTGCCGTTTTTGAGTTTGACTGTCTTTGTAGTTGTTTTTGAAAATTTTGCTAATTTTTTGCCTATGTACTTGCGTCCAGTGAGATTATTTGTAATCAAGTAAACAAAGCCTACACAGTCTTCGGGCAATGTCTCTACTGGGGTGTTTTGATATTGCCATGTCATAAAAGTGTAAGATTTGTCCTTGCGTTATAGTTATCTCTTTCACCAGGCGGTTGCGTAATTTCTGTCTACCAGTGAACTTGAGCATTTGGTCTGGCATTCCTGCCATTTGAATGCTTGAAATTCTCCAGTCCAGAAAGAATCTGCTAGTACGTTTTCTAAAGTTTTTGTGTGTAAATCAAAGTTTTCTGCCAGTTGCTGCCATTGTGAATTGTGATTGTATCTGTTGGCCACCCAACAGCAAGGGAATAACCTGCCGCGAGCATCAATGTACAAACCTTTGTTGCCTATTTCGCATAAGGGTGTAACTCCGTTACGACTTGAGGTTTGATTGTGTAATTCAATATTTTTACTGTGTACAGGAATCCATGATCCGCGATAGGTTAGTTCTGAGATTTCTCGTTCGAATCTTTGGCTACTGCTGACAAATTTCTCGCTGGGTTCTAAGTGATCGTGTATGCCATAACTAGGGTAGATACTGCCAAATTTGGTACTTCGGGTCAGTTGAAAAATATCAACATCCAGGTGCTTGGCCAGTTCTTTCATGTGATCCAATTGATCCTCGTTGAATCGGAAAGCAATCGCAGCCCACACAATTTGACAATCACTTGCACCACGCAGTGCAGAGATGCCACTGATGATACTTTCAAAGTCACTGTTTACTCGATATTGATTGTTGCTGATATTGTCCCAGCCATCTATGCTAAAATGCACAGTATCAACGCTGTTCAAAACAGATCCTAGTTTGATCCACCATTGGGGCTTTTTGTGACTGCCGTTTGTGACAATCACAATCTCCACGGGCTTGATGCTTTTGATATATTGAATAACATCTATCAAGTCGTGAGCATAGATAGGATCACCGTCGTTGCCACAGAATGTAATCTTTTCTACATTAGCAAGAATAAATTCTGGAGTAAAGTTACGTTGAAAAAATTCTAAATCAAGTTCAGTGTTAACAAGCCCGTTGGGAACTTCCTGTCTAGCACAGCGAGGACACTGCAAAGTACACTTGCTGGATACTTCAATATGGAAATGCCAGGTGGCTAACACAATGCTACCTCTCTTTGCCATTGTTGATCAAATGCAGTTCCTGCGGCAGTTGAGCCACAAATTTTAGAACAAATGGCATCTGTTGTGGGTAGGTTATCAATCTCTACAACAAAGTTTTGTTGTCTTGCACCCAACCAACAGCAAGGACCAAGATTGCCCTGTGCATCAATATAAACACTTTTTTCTTTTAATGCATGACAATCAACAGTTGATGTATCATTTGAGATTGGTTGCCACCCAACAGGAAATTGCAAAGACTCAGTAAAACCTCGTCTGCTGATTTTGGCACGGAACCAAGAGAATCCCAAATCTCTAGCCAATTGCTCGCAAGCATCAACTTGGTGTTGGTTGTGTCGATACACCAGCATGTCCCAGTGTGCCTGACCTCCAGCATCAACAAATGCACGAACATTGGCCATGAGCTTGTTCCAGTTTACGTTTTGACGATAGGTAGCATTGGTATACTCTAGCCCGTCAATTGAGAACACCACATAGTCCTGTGGTTGATTCATGATCTTGGCCAGTTCGTACCACCAGAATGTGGTCTGTATGGCACCATTGGTATTCATTCCCAGCACAATGTCTGGATTGATACGCCTGAATTCTCGATAAATTTCCAGTGTATGTTTGCCAGCAGCCGGATCACCATAGTTACCACACTTGCAAAATTTTATTCATGGAGAGATGATGCTGACGATCTTTTTTAAAGTCAGCATCGGTTTCTCTAGCACACAAAGCACATGCCGCTTGGCACACGTCTGTGGGTTCCAAATGCAAGACTTGAATATCACGCAAGATCAACATCCGTGTTGTAACTGGTAAAGCCGTTTTCTTTGACGACCTTGAGAATGTTCTCCACACGTCCAGCCAGTTCATCACGATGTGACACAAGCCAAATTGATTTATGACGTTCCCTACTCATCTTCTTGAGCAAGGCCAATGCGTTCTCTACTCCTTGTGTGTCTAGGCCGTTGTCGATCAATTCGTCGATGAACAACAAGTTGATGGGTGAGTATAAACTTTCCCATACATCACGGAATGCCCAACTCATGCTTAGAATCAACCTATTACGCTCACCGCGGCTCAAGTTGTCAAAGTCCAGTTCACGACCCAATTCTTCGATGCTCACAGTCAAATCGTTCTGGAACTTCACGGTGTGTGGCAATCCAATACGGTCCAGATAGTGTGTGAGCCTTGCGTTCAGGTAACTCAAGTTCTGATCAATGATCTTCTTGCGTACAAATGAATCTTTGGAAGTCAACAGTTTGAGCAAGAAGTCTTGATGATCCTGTACTCGAGTAAGTTCGTTCAAGGCATCATATGACACAACTTGTAGGGCCTGGCCCTGCATGTCTGAGATCTGTTCTTCGTAAGGATCTGTATCTGCCGCTCGCGTGGCCAAGTCTTTTCGTAAGGTTTCGACAGTGTTGCGATGGTTCAGTGCTTGCTCTAGTGAATCATAAAATACTGTAGGTGCTGTACCCAACGCACCAATGTCAGTAATGGTTGCTTCGTGTTCAGTGCGTTGGGTATCATTGGCCAAAAGTTGCAGTGCTGTTTCCTGTACCAAGGCTTGTTTGGCCTGTTTCAACTCTTCTTGTTTGTCATCATGTAGGTCTTGCCCGCATGAGTGACAGCGGTGAGCATCCAATGCGCCAATTTCTGTTTTGAGTTTGTCTAACAGTTTTTCTAGTTTAGCATCATCTGTGTCAATTTGACGAATGTACCGCGTGGCATCATCCAATGCTTTTTTCTTCTCATGAAATTCTTCTAGGTCTCTATGTGCTTGTACTTCAGACTCGATGTCTATATGTTCAAGATCACCAATAGCCTGTTCTAGTTTACCTATATCTTCATCACGTTTGGCCGTCCAAAGACGTTGACGTTTGCGCAGACTTTCGATTTGTTCTTCAATACGTTTGTTGGCTTCTTGCACAGCACGGATGCGGAACTCTTCGGCTTGAATAGCATCTTTGGTCTGGCGATTGAGTTCTTTGATGGCATCAGCACGTTCACTCAGCAAGGTAATGCCCAACAACTGTTCAATGATAGTGCGTTGGTCGTTGGCTTTCAAACTCAAGAAAGGTTCTGTGTAGGTGTTCAAGGCCAGCACATGTTTGAACATGTCATGACTCATGTTCATCACACGCTCAATGGCTTCTTGTGTTTCTCTTGAATCACCTTGTGCTTCATCTTCGGCAGCCCGGTGTTCGTGGTTGACATAAAAGCGCAAGATATTGGGTTTGCGCCCACGTTCGATTCGGAATTCTTGCCCGTTCACAGTAAAGTCCAGGCTCACCAACATGTTCTTGCCATTGGTCTTGTTGACCAGATTGTCTTTGCGGATGTTACTCAGTGCTTGACCGTATAGGGCATAACTTAGAGCATTGATGATTGTGGTCTTGCCTGTGCCATTGCGTGAGCCATCGCCGCCCAGGTCAAGATTCTCGCCCAGTACCAAGGTAAGGTCGTTGCGGTCAAAGTCAATACCTTGAGTGGCTGCACCCACACTCATGAAGTTTTGAACAGTTAAGTTTTTAATGTGTATCATTTTTTACCTGAGCATTGTTGTAAACAGACAGC